TCACTTACTGAAAATGCTGAACCAACAGATGTTGCATCAGATACTATGCATCTTGCAAATTGACTATCTGCTGTTATACTCGTATTTAAATAGTTTATATTTGAAAGAGTTATTAAATTTTCACCATCTAAAAAAGCAGAAGTTACTCCATCTTCTCCCGATTTAGTATACTTAACATACAAAGTATCAAAACCATCGACTGACTCTGATGATGTTATTCTATTAACTACTACAGCTTCTACCCCTGATGTTTCTCCTTTAATTCTTATTGCATTATCTACTAAGACTTTTGTATAATTACTAACTGGAATATTTAAAAAGTTGGGATCTATCTTTACTGAAAAATACTCATCATCAAATGTAGTTCCACCAGGAACTACCATAGATCCTTCTTTAAAGAAGTGTTGTCCAAATTTTTCAACTTGATTTTGGAGAATTGATTGTAATGTTGTTAATTCTCTTGCTTGAACTGGAAATCCTGGTTTGAATAAAACCTTGTGATAGTTTTTACTATCTACAAAATCGTCAAAATAGGGAGAAACATTTAAATTTGTATTCTGTGGCATCTTTTTAGAACTCTATGACTATTTTTACTTCTTCTTTTTGTGAAGATGTCCTTGATATTGGTGCTCGATTATCTATGTATATAATCTCACCAGAATATTTCTTAACATCTGGATTTGCTTTTCCAAGATTAAATGTCTGACCAAGGGAGACATTTTTTCCTCCAACCACAATTGAACTTTGATTGTTAAATGATGTGTCAACAATTAAATCTTCAGGTGATCCTCCAGAAATAGCAGTTCCAAGTCCAACAAAATCAAGTTTTTTATATGAATAATTTGAAAGAGTAGAAAAACCAACTGGTTGATAATATTTTAGAATTCCAGTATCTGGATTCCAAGATGCAACATAACCAACCGCAGTAGAACCGACTCCTACTTTTTGTGTAATTAACGCATTTGGACTATAAGTAACATTTGAAGTAGTAAGTCCTGATGAAGCATCAGGTTTTAACTTTAATGCACTTAAATTAGTTGCAGTCGTATTATTTAGAAGGTCAGTTCCACCAAATTGTAGGGGATTTTTGACCATACCTACACGAGAAAAGTCATTACCAAGAACATAATCTGGAACATCATCAACATTGTTATCATATTTTGAATATAACATAACTCTAAATCCACCTAGTTCACGATATATATCTGCACCATGTCCACCTTTAGGTGGTATTACAACTTCAAATTCTGCTCCAGTTCCTACTAAAAGAGTTTTACCACCAAATGTACCTGCTTCAAATCTCACTGAAGCATATGTATATCCAGTTCCACCAACAACACCCTCAATACTTTCTACGACTCCACTATTAATATTAATTGTTACTGTTCCACCCGTACCGTCCCCAGTGATTGGAATACCAGAGATTGTCCCAGTTGATGAAACTGTTCCACTATCGTCAATACTATATCCAGATCCACCATTTTTTATAACGATAGTTTCAACTTTTCCATCAACAGCAGCATCTTTTATGTTTGAAGTTGTAGTATCACCCCATTTTTTTGGTAAAGGTACATAAGAGGTAGTTACAAATTTAACTATATCTGATGGTGAAATGGTATAAAGGAATTTCCATAGATAACCATCTGAACCATTTCCAGCTTCTTGAGGAACTGTATTTGTATGAGTAGGTTCGAATAATGATTTTTGGCCATTTGGATTATCTGGATTAGAACCATTGTTAATACACAAATATACATTAAATTCAGAGTTTACTACAAAATAATTTGATCCATATAGTGTAGTAGACTTAGTTTGTGGTGTGAGATTGGTAGATGAGTAGTTATTTCTATACATCTCGTATGTCGTTCCTGTTTGCCAATCTAATCTAGGTATAACTCTTCTTACATCATTTGGAGTTACCTTTTTTAAGAAAAGCATACTATCATAATAAAAATTTTCTTGATCAAAAGCATCTACAGGATTAGGCACAGGATTTCCCCAATCAGAAGCACCATAATTTTTTACATCAACATTTTTCGGATTTGGATGTCCTAAAAAGGTATAATAGTTATTATTTCCAGTTGTGCCAATACCTACAAAACTGTCTACAAAAGTTTCTGCATTTAAGATACGATATTGGTCAGTGATTATTGCGGGCATTGATACTTACATTTTTTTGATTATTTATACCTGTTATGTATAAAGTGTTTTCATGGGTAAAGTTCTGATCACTTGAGCAGATGTTTCAATTCCTACCAGTCCATTTTGGTTATGGAAAGTAAATGACTTAGAATTATTATTTCGAGAAATACCGATTGATCCCCAACTATAAGTTCCAAACTTAAAGTGAGTTGATAATCCTGTTGTATTAATTCCTGCGATAGAACTAACATTCGCAAAAACTCTAACTATCGAAGATCCTACTGATACATGGTGTTCGGCAAAATATACACTATCTAAGAAAGTATTTCCAACACCAACAGTTTCTGGCCCTGAAGATGTAGTTCTGATTCCAGTTATACCATCTCCAGTAAAGGTATTTTCAATTACAAAGTAATCACCTGTACTTATACCAGACCTTGATATCTCATTTTGTCCAGGACTTGCTGAATATATTGTAGGATCTGGTTTGATTTCGAAGAATAGAGCAGGCCCAGTAGTATTAATGCCAACTGCACTAGTTCCAATTCCAACTACAATTCCATAATCTCCTGCATAAGTTACTCCCTTAATCGATTCTACAACTGCAGTTGTTCCTAAACCAACGATGTTTATGTCATTTTTAGTTTGACCTAAATTGTCAACTTGTTTGAATAACCAACTATCCTTGACATATATTTTAGAATCAGTAGGAGTTATAGACTTAATAATACCTGTTGTTGGTAATATTTGTGGTTCTAGGTTGTTTCTTTCTTTTGATATTTTAACCCCATCAATAATCATGTCATTTGTTTGTTTTCTCCACATTGTTGGTCTATTAAAATCACCATCAGTCGATATTCCAACTCCTGCATAAGTTGTTGTTTCTACAGTATCTGCTGCGATTAATTCATAAACTATTCTATTATCTTGTTCAGAAACATCGTCTGAGTATTGTAATTTAAGTTCATCTCCTGGTTTTACACTTTCATCAACATCTACTTCAACAAAATCATCAGTAGATCCAGTATAGAAATACATCTTATATTTACTACCTGCTTTTGGTGCTTCTTTGAATGATATTCGTGTTCCACCATTAAATTCATAATCTTTACCTGGTTTTTGTAAAATATCATTTATGAATATTAATAAATTATTTTGCAGAATAACTCCAGATCCTTTCTGAGCAACCACACTATAATACTCTTTATTTGTAACTGTACGAGTTATCAAGAAAGATTTTCTAAATCCATTAAATTGTGCACTAAAATCGTCAAGTTCTAATAATTGACCAAAACACCATCCTGCAAATTTATCTTGGAATTTATTTTTCACAGTTATATTAAACACACTTGTTCCTATTCCTACTTGGAATGGTAGTGTTGTTAATTGCAAATTGTCCCCAATTTCATATCCTGTACCACGATCTGACATATCAAAGGATATAATACTACCACCAGTTCCCACTACAACATCCATTTTAGCACCAGATCCACTTCCACCATCTAATGGGATATCTTTATATGGACTTGGTAATGGTGCAGTTACAAAATTTAGACCTGTAGTTATACCTGTATTTGTGTAACCAGTTCCTGGATTTGTAATTGTTATCGCAGTGACCACTCCTGCTGTTACTGAAGCAGTTAAAATTGCATCTACTCCTCCACCAACTCCTACATCAAGAGTTATTGTATCTGCGGTAAATGCTACTATTTCTAATGTTTGACCAGCAGCTGGATCGGTTGCTCTTGGATATGGATGATCAGATGTAAAATTATCTCTAGAACATCTGAATACTAATGAATTATTATCAAGAGTAACTGTATTTGCAGAAGTTAATCCATGATTGACAATTGTTAATGTTAGTAAACCAGTTTCAGAAATATAAGTTGCACCTGTTGGAGTTAATTGTGATCCACCTGTTACATTTACGGAATTGGCAGCAGAAGATATGAAAATATGTGTGAAATGTCTATCAGTTGCTGCAATAGAGACCAAAGGAGGTGATAAGTATCCAGAACCTCCAGTTACAATACCAACTGATTGGATTGTTCCTGCTGCTGATACTACTGCATTAAATAATGCTTTTCTAGGAACTTGATAAGCACTTCCAATTCCAACATCAAATTCATTTATGATTCCACCTCTAGGTAAATCTTTATTTGCTGCAGTTCCTGTAAAATCAATAGTTTGACCAGTTCCAACAATTTGATAATCAGATTGATTAATATCACCCACATCACCGTAAAAAGGTCTTTGGAATATATTATTAATTAACACTACGCCAAAACTAGTATTAATACCAGTTAGTTGAGTTCCACTAGTAGTTAAGTTAAATTTATCAGTTGTTCCATCAAATCTATCTGATACGTCATCTATGATTTTATTAGTATCATAATTTAATCTATAATATGCTCTACCATTGAAAGTAGAGAATGTTGTTATTCCTGTGCTTCCTGTTGGCCCAAAAGGTGCTTCAGAGAAATATAATTTACCCTCATTTATTCGGTAATCACCTTTAACCACAGTAACTGCTGCACCAACTGTATGTGCTGCAGCAACTGTTCCCATTTCACCTCTAACGATACTTAAAGAATTTGTAGATCCAACCCCAACTAAATTTACTTTTATAATTTCATCTTCTATTCTAAGTAAAGACTTACCAGCAATTTCAGAAATATCATTTAGGAATATTGTATCAGTTGAGATACCAACTTCACTTGATAACCCAACAGAAACAACTGTTGATACACCTATAGGACTCTGAATTATATTATCAATACTAATTAGTGTTCTGATCGTAGCATCATCAGAAGGGACTGATAGAGTGTGATTTGTTCCCATACCAGTTATGCTAGTAAAGGAAACTGCAGTGCCTGCATTTGCAAAACTGGCAGCAGTTGCAACTTGTATTATGTCGGCATCAATTCTAATTGCAAAAACACTAGATGGTAATAGTGTAGTAACACCAATACCAGGAACATCAGTGCTTGCAATACCAATAGAAGATTGTCCAGATTGTGGTTTGTATATTAATCTCTCACCTGTATTAAAATTATGTTTAGGTATAGTCAATTGATGTGTATCAGTTGATATTCCTGAAGAGGGGTTAAATCCTCTATGAAATAGTGAATCTCCTTCAGTAAATAGATTGAAACTAGTTGTTCCGATAACTCCACCACCAGTAGAGGTTACTATACCTGTAAATTGAGAACTTATATCATCTATTAAAAGAACTTTATTAGTTCTAGATTCATTATAGTCAGTTATTATCTTAGATTTAAACACAACTAATTTTGATAGATTTGGATCTTCCGTATCTTCACTAACCAAATCATAGTAATATTTTTCATGAACAGATGCTTCCTGATCAATATCAACTTCTAAACCAACTTCACCATCAGATTTTAAAGTATGTTGTGCAGTGGATCCAATCCCCAAATTGCAGAAGTTTTTAAAACCAGCAGTATGATCTAAACTATTAACTGCATCTTTCCAAGTATTGAATGGAACTGCACCTTTAATAGAGTATGAAAATCTTTGGTAATAGTCATTATCGTGCAATCTCTGTATATCTAAATTTAATTTTCCTGTGTCAGTTTTCCAACTATTCAAAATGTTTGCTGTAGCGTCCACATTTAAATCAAAATCAAACTTAAATTGATTAGTTACAGTTCCTTTATTATTACTAATTGTGCCTACAATTGAATCTTCTTTAGTAAAATCTCCAGTAACATCAAACACTTTTAATGTTTGTGATACGTCATCCCAACCATTTTCTGCAACAGTACCTGAAATATTTTTACCAACAACTTCTACAATTTCATTCTCAAAGAATGAGGTTTTTTCAAACTCTGGTGCAAATTGTGCTAAATCTGTTTTCTTTATAACTCTACCAAAATTATTTTCTTGTTGATATGTTCCTCCAGTTGTTCCAAGTCCAACTATAGAATAACTGACTGATTCTTGTCCACCAGTTGTAACAATACCAGTAACTGTGAAGTATGCATAATCATAGGCACTAGAATTATAACCATCATTACCATCTGTAGTTTTTATATTTTCAACAAATATTTCATCTTTAACTGCAAATGGGAAACTTCCTCCCTGATTAAAGAATCCACTATCAGAACCAGTTTCTGGATTAGGTGCTCTTAGACTCAAAGTAACTGTTTTATTACTATCAGTTGTTGCTCCAGTTACTACAACTCCATTTGAATTAATAGTTGGAATAATTCTAAGATCAGAAGATAATCCACTATCATTAGTTAAAATTTGAACTTTATTAACTGAAGTTCCATTTAAAGTAGTTTGTGCAACTATATTAGGTTTTCCTATTGCAATTACTTTTGGTGGACTTGTATAATTAGTTCCTCCAGTAGTAATTCCGATACCTTTGAGTGTAAATATATCTTTTAATTCTAAGATAACATTACTGTCTGCTTTTGGTTTTAATGTATGATCTGGAGAAAATTCTAATCCTTGATCAAATACTTGAGTATCGTCTACACTTCCAATTTTATCTGTTTCTACGGTCAGTATTGCATTTTTCCCATCTGTAGTTCCTATTGATGTAATAATGGGTAATTTAGTAACATTAAAACCTTTATTTAAAACATTTATTGAGTGTATACCACCAATTTCACCTAAAGATTTTGTAGAATAGAATGCGGATGAAAATCCTATAGAGGTATATGAGGATGTTTCTGCGATTCCAGTAGGATTAAATTTAAATACATTTGTTCCAATTCCTGTAACTTTAAATTCTTTATTGAATTTAGAATCAACCACCACTATTTGTGAATAATTTGGAACTCTTTCATCCACAGCAAAGGATAGAGTTTTAATTACATTATTATTTTTACCCTCAACTTTATAGTAAAATTTAGATGCCAATGAACTCGTAACAGATACAGTTGTTTTAGTATCTGTTTTAGTAATTAAATCACTATTATATTTTGATTTAAAGTTTTCGTCTTGGTAAAATTCGATATCAAAATCATCTAAACTTGAATCTGAAGTTAAAAATTCAATTGTATTATTTTTATATACTGATAATTTTGGATTTATTTTTGATATTTCATGACTTGTACCACCTGTTGTTCCAATTCCAATATAATTGTATGGAAATATTGATAGATCATAAGAGTTTTCTGATAATCTTATAGTATCTCTTGAATCTTTAACGACATAGTATACTCCATTATCCACTAAAGGTGTAGCTGGAGTTGATGAATTATAAACAATCAAATCTCCTGTTTCAAAATCATGATCACTAATTGTTATTTTTGATACTGTTGTTCCAATTCCAATCGCTGAATCTGTAAATGATACTGGGTTTACTACAAGTTTTCTAATATTTTCATTATACCTTAGATCAAAAGTTTGAGTTCTATCTGATTGAATATGTAATTCAAAATCGTCACCAACAGATAAACCATGCTGTTGACCTATGGTTGTAGCAGTTGCAACAGTTACAGTTCCATTTACTCTTCTTAAAGAACCAGTAAGATTATCTGTTATTGTCTCAATTTTATTATCATCACCTGCTGTTGTTTGAACTGAAGTAAAGAATAGACTATTAGTTAAAAATCCAGTTTTAATACTAGATAACCCAACAAATTCATTATTAAATTTAATACAATAGAACTTATCAATGGTTGATAAGTCAAAATCACTTGCCAAACTTGCAGTCCTTGCTGCTCTAATTGTAGATCCAATTGAAACTAAAGTTACTTCATCTCCATTTTTGAAAGGATGATTTGGTAGATATATTGCTTTTGGTGGAATTGATTTATTAATAGGTGTAGTACCTGCAAACCCTACAACTACATTTGTAGTTGTACTCCCAATACCTACAGATTTTGCTCCTTCAAAATATTTGACTTTTGATAATTCTAGATTTTTATTTTCTATTTTTTTAGGAACTTCATAAGTAAATTTTGTTTCTATTTTATTAATTAATGTTCCTGAAGTATGAGATGCGGGAGAGGTTGAGTTATGTCCTCTTCTAATTCTATATTTGTTATTAACATCATCATGATTTATTACTAAAAATTGTTCAGAATTAATTTGAATAACATCATTCACTTCAAATTTTCGATTGACAGTAGGATCAGAGAATGTAATAAATGTTGTGATCCCAGTGGTAGCAAGATTTGGTATTGCTTCTGATAAAGAAGAAGTTACCGTAGATAATCCAATAGTATTAACACCTTCTATATTTTTATATGTAATTGATGATATTCCAGATATTTCAACAATGTCCCCATCAGAAAGACCATGAGGAATAGTAGATACTCCAGTTACTTTACCATCAAGTATAGAGAATTTTAAATTATTAACTATAGTATTTGTAGTTCCTACAGATACTATTGGTTGTCCTACAATTTGATCTACATTAGCAGTTATAGTTACATCATTAAAGTTTATTTTGTCATTCACCTTATATCCTGTTCCAGATTCGTTAACAGTAACTTTTGTAATTGTTGAAGAGTTTACTCCATCAACTTTTATTATTGCTTTTGAATTTAAAGAATCATCAAGTAAAGGATATCTTCTAAATTCATCATTCAACCCTAAATGAGTTACATTTCTTTTGTAATCTCCAGTATTTAAAATACTATCTGATTGAATATTTGTTATATCGTAATTAAATTCATCAGTTGCATTTCTATGCAAAAATGTAACATATGGGAATGATGGATTTTTAGTAGTTTTATCTATAGTTGAAAAGTATGCATATGTTCCGTTTGGAAAATCAGTATTTTTTACGAATTTACCATTATGTTCATCTAAATCACCATTTTCTTTATAAACATAGTCTTGTACAAAATATCCATTTTGATAAGATGGTCTTAAATTTGTATTCCCTTCAATATCAAGTTCATAACTAGATTGCATAAATGTAGTGATTCCAGAACTATTTTCACTAACTGGCCCGTAAATTGGATTTCCATCATATGCCCATCCAACTATTTTTGAATGACTATCACTTGATTCTACAAAATTTGAGTCAATATTATCTCTCAGTAAACGACGATATTTCTTAACTGGATAGAATGAGCATATTTTATTATTATTAGTTAAAGATATTGCTCTTACTTGAACAAGTTCCGAATTGTTTTGAGTTAATACATGTTTATATCTCTCTACTGAGTTTATTTTCCATTCATGTATTTCTGATCCAATAATTGATTCAGATCCAGTGGGTATTATCTTTATAGATGTATTATTAGCATCATATCCTGTTCCACCAGAAATTATATTAACACCTGTTATCTTTCCACCAGAAACAACAGATTCTAATTTAGCAAATCCTCCAACTGTTCCAGATGTTCCACCAACTCCCACTATCTCAAGTTCTGGAGGGGTTGTGTATTCAGATCCTGAATTTAATATATTAACATCAGTTATCTTTCCTTCTGATATGATTGGTAATATAAAACCATCTTTACCTGTTAATAGTTTTATACTAGGTTTACGAAGATAGTTAACAATATTTGTAACACCATAACCAACTCCACCATTTCTAACAAAAACATTTTTTAATCCACCTTTCACTATTGCTTTTGCAGAAGATTTATAATAATCTGGAATTACTGTTGTTGTTCCTACAGAAACTTTTCCTTCAATTTTAACTTCTATGTCTGGGTACTTAAATGTATGAGTTCCGACTCCAATACCACCTAAATTTACGTATATTTTTCTATCATAATCTATATTAGATATAGTTGTTGCTGTTCCTGCATTACTCAATTTGAATTTATCATCATTAATAACTGTAACTTTGTATGCCACTGATGTTGATAATCCAGAAATTACAGTATCACTGCAGACATACTCCAATACATCACCATTACTAAAATTATGATTCTTTGCATATATGTAATTATTAAATGTGTTTATACCAACAAATGTTTTAAATAAGTCTTTTTTATCGGTTGGAGGATATTGTTGAGATGATACCAATACTCTATGATTAGAATAATTCGAACCAGAATTAATAACTGCAATTCTATCAATTATTTGTCTTTTTTTAGTGGATTTAAAAGTATGACTTCGATTACCAAATGCAAAAAGATCTAATAATTTAGTTTTAGTAAGTGCTCTATCTTTTGTAATTGCTAATTTAAAAGAATTATTGGTAATTTTGGCAATAAAGTAATTACTTCCAGATGATAATTTATCAGTAGTAAATCCAACATTCACTCCAGTGTTAATTCCAACTGGAGTTCCTGTGGCAATATATGTTACTTCCTCCCCATCCAAAAATCTATGCTCACCTACAAATGTATCGTCTGTTAAATTTACATCAAAATCGGTAAATGTCTTACTATGAGTGAATCCTTTCATTTTTGCTTCACATATAGCACCAGTTCCATTACCACCTGTAATACTTACAGAAGGAACTTCAGAATAGTCAAATCCACCCTCATTTACAATTACCTCTGACAAACTACCTGAAAAATTTGCATATGCCTCACAACCGCTTCCAGAGTCGTCTGTGATTGATATTGTAGGAGAATTTACTACATTATAAGCACTTCCAGAATTTAAAACTTCAATATTATCAATCTGTCCATAATAAACTGCATCTTCAGAAATTGGTGAATGATATTCAGTCCCATTTAATGATAATCCAACTGGGCCGCTTATATTTGAATTATTTTTTGAGACTTGTGGATTTTTATAAATTCTCTTAAAACTGTTTTGATTAGTTAATTTTTCTCCATCATATAAACTTGCAGGTGTTATTGTATGAGTACCACTCCCTACACCATTATACTTAATTTCTTCAAAAGTATTTCTATATAAGTTTGATGGATTTAATGCTATTCTAAAAGTATTGTCGTCAACAACATTTACATAAAAATACCCACTAGTGCTACCAGATATTCCAGAATCGGATGAAATTGATATGTAAACTCTTTCACCATTTATAAATTCGTGGTCATTTATAGTAATTGTGCTTGCATTTGTACTAATCCCAGATGAAGCAACAGTTTTTGATCTATTTGTAGTTTGAGTGTCAAAAGATGGGTACCCAGAAAAAGCAACATAAGTATTTTTATCAGTATCTGAAAAAGAATTCTGTATATTTGATAAAAGTGATGTAATACCAAAATTAGATGAAGCATAATTTAACTTCTTCTTAATTATATAATCACCAAATATTATAGAACCAAATGAAGTTCCTCCAGTAATTAAAAAACGAGTTGAAGTATATACATCATCAACTACTGCATCTTGTATGATTAGTCCACCAGTGTCTTTAAATATAATATCAACTTTATCACCAATTTTTAAGAAATGTTCAGTTAATGTTTCAAAAGTTGTTTGCCCAGCTTGATGTTGTTGAACATCAATGTACGAAAGGTTGTTATAAAACCAAGTATTGAACTTTTTATCAGATATATCATACTTTTCACCTAAATGTTTAACTCGAATAGAGTCTTTTAAATCAAAATACTTAGTAACATTAATATTATCAGAGGCACCAGAGATAGATCCAACTATTCTCATTTGACAAATCTTAGTCAAATCATTATCCTCATAACCATAGACAAAATTTAAGTCTATGATTGGTTCTGATTCTGTTAAAAGTTTAGAAACACCAGTACATCCAAAAAATTGATTACTTGATTTAGATGTATACTCTGCTAAAGTATATAAATTGTCTGCGTTAGGATAATAGAAATTACCTGTTGCTCCAAATCCAATTGTAGAGTCAACTGTTAAAACTTCTGTTGTTGATGCAGTTCCAACTACTTTTGTTTTTGTTGAAACCTTAAATGTATCATTTATCGTACCTTTTGAAAACGATATTTGATAATATTTTTTATTTCCTAAGTATTTTGTTGTGACATTTGATACCGCACCACTTGCAGTCGGATTAGTGAAAGAATTTTGATATATCTTAACACCAATTAGGTTTAGAGGATTACCAGAGATAACTTCAACTACAATATCATCAGTGACATCCCACTCTGCTTCAGATGGCATGAGTGTTTGATCAAAGGGTTTAATTATTTCAACTTGTTCACCATATAAAACTTGAAAAAGTATTTGTAATGAAGTATCAGTTCCTTTTGAACTATAAAAATCTCTTGCTCTTGATAATATATTTTCTACATTTAATCCATAATAAAAACTTCTTCCTTCTAAACCAGGTAAAAAGTTTGTTCTAAACTTTTTATAAAATTCAGTTACAAACAGAAAACTTAAGTTTACTACTGTTGAACTAGTAGTGTGTAAAGAAGAGTTTGTATCACTAAAGGTTAAAAACTCAGGATTACCTTCAGTTTTAACTGAAGATACACCACTAAACCCACGAACACATCCTGTAAAAGAATTTGAGGTTTTTCCTGTATAAGTAATGATCTCATTATCAATTTTTAAAAGACCATACGAATCTGGAAATCCAGTAGTTTGATTTACATAAATTACATCATCATATGCGTATAATATCGATGTTAAAATAACTGGTGATTCTGGTGTTGCACTATTTGGAGCATTAATTGTTTGCTTTTCAACTAAAGAAATGTCAGAAACAGTTGGTATTTTTTTAAAACTTGAAATATGTTCAGCTAAGTATGTTGTCCCATACTCATGTTCCTCAGACTGATAATATTGAGTTAAAAACTCTTTAAAAAGTGGATTATCTGCTTGTATGAAATCTGGTATTTGACTACCAAGAATATTTGAAATTTTTACTTTTTTATCAGACATCAGTTATCTTGTATATTTTTTATTACTAATAAAACTAGATGGTGGTGTGTAATTTGTTCCTGATACATTAGATCCAGAAACAAGAACGTCCTCTAATAGGTTCAATTTACTATTTCCTGTAGTATCTAGCACAATATAAAGGTTCTCTTTTGCTACGATATCATTAGATTCTGGAGTAACTTCAATTTCAACTCGATTTGACAATGTTGATGATACAATAGTTACTGGAAACAGTATTACTTCACCTTTTACATAATCAACAGTACCTGCATTATTGTTAATATATGTAATTACACCATTATTGATAGTAAAGAACTTAACAACTCCTGTAAGTTGGTCACTATTTGGAAAATCTGTTAGATATACATCCCCATCAACTCCATCAATTTTAAATGCAGAGGAACGAACATTAAATCCTTCCAAATCTGCATGAAATTTATTTCCATAACAAACTTCATAGGTTGCAATCGTATTATAAGCAGGAATCATGTTTCTTCTCATTACAAGAGTCGTAATATTTGAAGTTATTCCAGTATCAACCTTATCAATTTGAGAAAGCAACTTACTATACTTCAATCTTCCACCAAAAGAGTTAATATCTGCTGATTTTGCATAAGTTTCAATTGCAGATAGTATTCTTGTCTGCAAATTTAACTTATCAGCGATAAATCCTGAGTCATATGACACAGTTGAGTCAAATTCAACATACAAATACATCAAATCTAAAAATTCTTGCTTAATTCCAGCTACTGTATACTTCTTCAAGTCGTTTTTAATCAAATCCTTTGATACTGCGGACAAAAATTCACCATTTTTTGGTTTAATAGTGATATAAACCTTTCCAAACTCAGGTGGATCAAGTTCTTCCCCACCATATGCACTCACAGAATCAATGTTTGGATATAAAAAGGGTATTAAACTCTTATAATCATTGGGTGTGACTGCTCTATACTGTGATGCATAGACTCTTGGAGCAAGATATTTGATATTGTCTATAGATTCTATTGAATCACCATTTTCAGAGGACTGTATAGTCGTTATTGGAGATATATTACTTGTAATATCAACATCTACACCACCAAAACTGTATGTTAATCTTCCTGCAAAGTTAAAATTAGCAGCATTATTACCATCTTCTCCATTTGTAACAATATAAGTGACTGTGATTGTTGCACCATTTGCTGGTTTTTTACCTAAAACATTATCACCAAACATAATTTGGTATTTTTCATCATCTACCTCTTGAACTAAGAATAATCGAGACTCTGAATTAACATCAAATATGTTAGTATATGCATTATATGTTAAAACACCGCTAGAATCACTTACTTCAACACGAATTGAAGAGGTGTCAATGTTTGCATTAGGTAAAATATACCTTTGATTTGTTTGTGAACTGTCCACAACAAAGGTTTTAGTTAGATAATTACCCTCATAGATTGAAATATTGTTAAAACTTGCAATTCCATTACTGGTTGGAGTCACTGTAATGTCTTCTGGTATTGAAAACGTATAACTTCCACCCTGAACAGCACCTAATGCCACTAGACCAGCATTTAATTTAACTTGTTGTGCACTTATTGATGATACATCAACATTAAAATTGACTGTTGCAACTGCTGATTTCTTTGATCTTGGTACATAACCAATATTTCTTGCTAATGATACGATATTTTCACGTAGAGTTGCACTATCAATGAAAGACTCATTGACAGCCATGTTCGTATTATAGGCAGTTATATAAGAGTTATACGCAAGAGTATCAATTAATATGGAAAAGTTAGATCCTTCAAAGTCAAAATCAGAAAAACTTGAGTTTGATCTCAAATAATCTTTGATTTGAGTTCTTAAGGTATTAAAATCGAGGTTAGTAAACTGTGTAAATGACATTATATTCTAGTCGGTTGAAGTAAAAATTCGATATTTTGTGATGGAAACGGTAATCCTGTAATATCATACTCAATTCTTATCTGTAATTCGTATGAATCAACTAAAGATTCAGCAATAACACTTGTTAGTCTTATTCTTGGTTCGTAGTTTTTAAGTAAAACAGTGATCTCCCTCTCTAGAAATGATGAAATGTCATCTAAATTCGTTTCAAACAACGAATCTTCGATTGATGTACCCAATAGTTCGTTAAAAAACCTTTCATTTATGCGTGTTCGACATAAGTTGACGACTGATTTCTTGATTGCATCTTCATTCTTCAGCACAGTCACATCATTTGTGACAGGATGCTTCGTAAATGACAAACTAATGTCCTTAAATGCACGAGAAATTTTAACTACCATTCATTTTGATATATTTTTCCTAATATATCTATAAGGGTTTTTTAATATTATGTTTATTTATTAGTCTTCTTTCAAAAATTCTGGTTTTTTCTCTTCTTTTTCCTCATAATAAGCATCAGCATCGTATTCACTAATCAGTTTTTTACCACTTTTGATGAATTCTTGCGATTTGTCCATTTTAATGACCATTTTTCCCTCCGTACTGGTTTTATTTATCCCAATTCGGGATCTTCTTTGCGTTCTTTGGCAGTTTTCCAGAAATAATTCTCTTCTGAACCTAATCCATCACGATCATGACCGTTTTCCACCTGATAATACACGGTTGATACTTTAAAATCAGGAATCTTAGGTGTCTCAGGGGTGATACTATTGTCATATATCCTCATTCTGTTGTTTGGATAGAGACAAAACTGTCCATTGTCTAATTCTAAGAGATTATGACTCTTATGTTCAGCTGGTTGCTCACTTGTAGAGTAGTCAATCGCATCTACATCTTGATGATAGTTGTCTAAAGTACAAATATATGTGCCTGTTTGATTACCATAGTCTCTTGTCATCACTTCATAGTGCATTGAACCAATAAACTGCTTCTGTACCGCAACGACTCCATAGTCCATACAATTCCAGAACTGGAGATTATGTAAGGTCATATCAGGTTTGGGTGTCTCTGGGTCGGTTGTGAAGGCAGAGATTGGCAATTTATCAAACATTGCAGCATACTCTGGTAGATAAGTCTCGAAATAGAACGCACGACCAGGTATACTCTTTGCAGATACCCATACTCCTTTTACAAATTCACCATGACCACTCTTATGGTCGGTTAGATATTCTTTTCTTACCCATACCTCGTAGGAGGGTAAATTTGC